ACGGGTACGGGGACGGGGGCGGGTTAAATTTTAAATGGAGTAACCAATGATCGCGAAAGTTAAGGATAACTTCGGCTTCATACACGATGTGTCTATTCAAGTTTTAAATCCGACACCCGACACTCTTATTTTAAGATTCCCGTACAACAAGACTTTAATACAGGAAGTAAAAGAATCTTTCACCGCTCCAAGGTACACACCACCCGATGAAGGTGGCCCATACTGGTCTGTAAAAAACAACGAACGGGCTAAATACAATCTAGCCTATCTGTCCGGAAGCCGAACGGTCTACGGTGATTACTACAAAGTCAACCCTAAGAAATTCCCGGAACTCTTTGACCATCAAGTAGACATAGTATCCTTCATCCTTGCTCGTAAAAGATGTTTAATTGCAGCAGAGATGGGTTTGGGTAAAACGCTAGCCACACTCAGGGCAATGGAACTATTGTTCGAGCAAGGAATTTTTAATTGGTGGCTAGTTGCACCGCTCGGTGCTCAGAAAGAATGGAAGCGGCAAGCAGAGAAATGGGACGCACCCATTCAACCTGTAGTGGTCACCACTTATGAATCACTACAGAAAAAGATGGATACATTCCCGGACCCACCACAAGGAGTGATCTTTGATGAGTCTATTAAGATTAAAAATCATGCTGCCCAAAGGAGTCAGGTTGCCGGAGAACTTTGCCGACTCATTCGTCAGTCCAGCGGCTACATTATCTTACTCTCTGGGGCACCAGCACCCAAAATCCCCACCGATTGGTGGCACCAAATTGAGTGTATCCAACCCGGACATATTAGAGAGGGGAATCCACATAAGTTTCGTGAACGCCTCGCTGTTATTGTAAAGAAACAAGGTGACTATGGACCATATAAGGAAGTGGAATCCTGGAAGGATGACGAGATCGCTTCCCTAGGGAAGCGATTGAAGCCCCTGGTCCTAGTTAAGAAGAAGAAAGACTGCCTTGACCTACCTGATAAAGTATTCGATCGAATCGTTTGCCAAGCAAACGAGCAGCTCCTAGCCGTGGCTAGGGCTCTGGTAGCACAAGCCGAGTCACCACTCATGGCACTAGAAAAATTGAGGGAACTATCGGATGGCTTCCAGTACGAAACTGGGGACGATGGCAAGCGAAGTTACAATTGGGTGGGCTCTCCTAAACTCGATATTCTTACCGAGCTCTTGGATTTCTATCAGCGTAGCAACGGTGGTCCTGGTCGCCTTGTTATTTATGCATGTTTCCAGGCCACAATAGATCACATATTCACTTACCTCAGTCACAATAAAGATTGGGAACCTTTTAGAATTGATGGGAGAGGTTGGTCTGATGAACGAACCCTGGACTTCTTTGATAATAATATTGGCAATTATTGCATTGTCGCTAATCCTGGCTGTGTGCATGGACTCAACTTACAAAGAACAAATGCGTTGGTCTACTATTCAAATTCTTTCAGCCCTGATCATCGCATTCAGTCTCTTGATAGACGGGATCGGCCGGGCATGGATCTTACTAAAGGCACTAGGATTGTAGACATCATCAACCTAGAAACTGACAGACTTATATTGGAGAAATTGGAGCATGGTATAGCCATGCAAGAGATTACTTTACAGGAAATACAGAAATGTTTAAAATCTTTAGAGTCAACCTAAGACTACGGACCGGTAAGTATTCCACGGAAGCCGATGACCAGGCCATCGTCAACGCTTTAGCGTTGGCGAAGGATCATTTCACCCATGTGTGTGTAGTGATACCCAACTGGCAGGAGACCGGTGATGTAACTGTTAACAGATTTTTAAATGGAGCTATAGCACAAATACACCAGAATGGGCAAGTAGTAATTTTGATGATGAAGTTGTGGGTGTGGTGGCCTAAGCATGTAAAAGAACCACCAACACAGAGTGATCTATTTAATCCGTACTACTATAAAAAGAATATGGAAACAGTCAATGGATTAGCCACGCACTATTCAACCCGCTCCGGTCTAGATGCTGAACCTATGGGACAATCTGTACACAAGAATATGCTTCGGCATGAATGGCCAAAGAACCCTGGCTGGTGGCCAATAACAAAACAAGCAATCCAGAGAGCCGGAACCCCGGTAGATTTCATCGAACCATCAACCGGTAACGGTTACGATCACTACGGCTGGGGTATGAATTTCCTGGGCCGACTAACCATTGACCGGAAGGGATCACGCATAACCGGTACACCGATCAATACATGGCCAGCAAATTTCCACCAACACCACAATCTTAACATTGCTTCTAGGTGGGTGGAACCCGATGGCATGTACGGGGAAAAGAAAGTTCTAACACTAGACGAATATAAAACTTGCACCATCACCGGTCACCCTGAGTACATGGGTGAGATGCTCTACTCTACTAACCCAGTAAAAATTCTGGAGATGCTCAATGATTAGAATATGGTACCACGACGACCTTGATGGCTTCGCTTCTGCTTATGCTGCATGGAAAATGTACGGTGACGCAGCAGAGTACACGGCTGTGCAGTACGGGCAAGATCACCCGGCTTACTTTGATGGCGACGAGATTTATATCTTAGATTTCAGTTACACAAAAGAAATACTAACTGAAATCAAAGCTGTTGTAAAGAAGCTAGTAGTCATTGACCATCATAAGACTGCTAAGGAAGCTCTTTCAGAGCTTCCTTATTGTATATTCAACATGGACCGGTCAGGGTGTGCACTGTCATGGCAATATTTCCACGCATCACCGCCACCTGAAATCCTAGCAGCAGTCGAGGACTACGACTTATGGAAATTTAATAACCCGATGACCAAGGCCGTGACATTGGCAATGAACTCTTACCCTAAAGACTTTGCAGTCTGGGATGAGTTTGAATATGACACACTGTATGGTATCGGTTACCATCTTCAACGTTACCAAGCCACTTTGATTAACCAGATAGTTAAATCTGCTACCATAAAATTTATGTACGAGCATGAAGTAATTTATATCCAGTCGCCGATATTTCCTAGCCAACTTGGTCATGTACTATTGGAGCTGCACCCTCACCATGATATAGTTGTGATAGATATGCCGAAGACAATTAATCTTAGATCACGAGGCCGTGGACCTGACGTCAGCAGCATAGCTGTTAATCATGGTGGTGGAGGGCATAAACATGCCGCCGGGTACCCCAAGAAAAATACATAGAAAATGTACAATCTGTAATGAGAATATGTTTCAGGCTTATGGCAGCCGATCGTGTCGACCGGTCTGCGGTCAGAAGTGCAAGGGTATATTACTCGGTCGGCTAAAGAAAAAAACTACTAAATGGAACTACGGTAACAAAGTCCAGGGTGTAGGGAGTATCCTCTGCGTGGATGGTTACTGGCACTGGTCGCTAATCTGGGTTCATCGTAGTGTAGAATGGAGGGCCAAATCTAAGGCATATGAAACATACGAACGAGCAATTATAAATTTTAAACATTGGTTGAAGTTAAACGAGGCAAAACTGTTAAATAAGTTATGAAGATAAAGGAAATAGTAGACGACGTTGGTCTCGGAGAAACTGAGTGGATGTGGTCGTTAAAGGTAGAAGATAAGGCTCTACGTTTAGATATAGAATTTGAAGGTGAAGAATACTATGAACAAAAAAGATCTTGTAAAAGAAATCTTCAACGATTCAAGAAACGGTTAGCTGATGCTCTACTTAGACACTGAAACCTGTGGATTGACCGGTCCCATTGTACTTATCCAAACAGCGGTTGATAACGAAGCTATCAACCTATGGGACGTATGGCACAATCCAGTGCAAGCTACACTTGCACTGCTAGAGGAGATATGTGATCATGACGTATGTGCTTTCAATCTCAGTTTTGATTGGTTCCATATTAATAAGTTGTACAATCTGTTGGTGTTATGTAAAGACCCTGCGAGTCCACCTGACATTGCTGAACTCGCTGATATCTCTGCAACAAAGCCAAATACGTTCTGTCTCAAGCCTAAAAGATCTTTGGACCTCTTCCTCACCGCCAGAAAAGGTGAGTACCAAACCTTAATGGCACGTAGGAACATACGTATAAAAAAAGTTCCTAAAGACTTAGCCCACGACCTGAAACAGATTCTTGATACCCGGATCACGTTCCCTGATATATACTTTGCACGTAGACCCAACAAGGCATATGGGTGGGAGATAGAGGATAGCCCCGATGAAACCGGGGCTGGATTTTATGATCTATGTTTAAAGTTCGCACCATCTAGCGGACTTAAACCGCTTATTAAGGAGATATTTGGTGAAGATACGTTTGACGGTAAATGTCCCGACACCTTTGACCCCGAAGAGTCAAGCTACAATCCATATGACACTGGGTGGGAAACAGTTATCCACCACCACATCAAGCATTGGCGAGACAATAAGAGAGCTAGGACGTATGCAGAGAATGATGTCCACTATCTGCGGCGATTATATAAAAAGTGGAGGCCTGAACTAGACGACGATGACAGTAACCTAGCTGCGTGTGTGGGTGCCGTTCGGTGGAAGGGGTATAGTATAGATAGTGATGCTATCGAAAGAGAAGTATTAAAGACAAGAGTACAAACGGGTGAATTTTTATTCACTCATTGTAATTATAATTCTCCCCCCGCATCTAAACGATGGCTTCATGTCGTTGCGTCGGACGTACAGAAGTTAGTGATACCAGACACCAGTAAAAAAACCCTGGAAACTTTAAAAGATTGGGAAGGTGATGTTGGAGAAAGAGTTAGAAAACTTATTGCGGTTAGAAAGCGAGATAAAAAAAGGAATGTATTACTCAAGCTCAAAGAAACTGACAGATTCTGTCCTGATTTTAAAGTTATTGGAACTAAATCTGGTCGCATGTCGGGAGGTAGTGATCTCGGGATCGCAGGAGGCAGCCTTAATCCACAAGGGATGCAACGTGACCCTCGATTTCGAGAGTTATTTTCGCTCGCTAGCTCGCCTGATAAATTATCTGGTGGAGACTTTGAACAATTCGAGGTAACAATTGCTGATGCAACATATGATGACGAGAATCTTCACGCTCAGCTTAAGACAGGTAAAAAATTTCCTGCCGTCTTGGGAACATTATTATATGATGAATCGTATGACGAAGTTATGTCCAGTAAGGGCACGGACAGTGACCACTACACTCCCGCTAAAAATACAACTTACGGACTTTTCTACGGAGCAGCGGCAAAGAAGCTTGCTGAAACGGCTGGCATCCCTGAAGAACGATCTCAATCTGCACTTGATAATTTCTTTAATGAATACCCCAATGTACGCAAGAGTAGAGAAGCTGTTTTTGATGCCTTCTGCTCTATGCGACAACCTGGAGGAATCGGTACTGAAATTGTATGGCGAGAGCCAGCTGCTTTTATTGAATCTCTCCTCGGATTTCGTCGTTATTTTACATTGGAAAATAAGATCACCCGAGCCATCTTTGAATTAGCACGGAACCTGCCAGACCATGTGCAAGCAGATGGCATGGTGTCCCGCAGAGCGGGCCGAGTACAGACTAAACGTGGTGCTATACAGTCCGCTCTTTATGCAACTGCATTCCAAATACAAGCACAGAACATGCGGGCAGCCGCGAACCATGTAATACAATCAACAGGGGCAACCATTACCAAACACCTGCAAAGACGAATATGGGACTTGCAACCGGTGGGAGTCCACCGGTGGCAAGTACAACCCATGAACATACACGATGAAGTAATGGTGGTGCATCATCCTTACCAAGAAGCTGCAATTCAGAGGGTTGTGGTTGAGGTAATAGAAAAATATCGTAAGGTGGTTCCATTATTGAGTATTGGTTGGAAAACAGATTTAAAAGATTGGAGCGGTAAGTGATGTTCAGTAAAAAGGTTTGTGAATTGGTAATGGTAATTGATCGATCAGGTTCAATGTCATCTTGTAAGTCGGCAGTTATAGAAGGTATGAACGAGCTTATAGCTAAACAACGAAATATACCGGGGCGATGTAACCTAACAACTGTTCTCTTTGACCATGAATATCTACCACAACATACAAGTGCAGACTTACAAGGTATCGGTTATATGGATGATACTCATTATGTACCGCGAGGGATGACCGCATTATGGGATGCTGTTGGCAGAACAATAGAAAACGCTAAAGCTAGGTTCATTAAGTCTAAACCGGATCAAGTTATTTGTGTTATAGTAACTGATGGTATTGAAAATGCTAGTAAAGAATTTACGTTGGAGCAGATCAAGAGAGAGGTGGAGGACTCCGATTGGGAATTTGTATTCATAGGGGCAAATCAAGATGCAGTGTTGACTGCAAAATCTATAGGAATACCAAGTCACCATGCAATGAATTATAATGCCACACCATTGGGTACTCGTCAAGCGTATGATGGTACATCTTCTATAGTGGGTAATTTAAGGAGTAATAAGTGATCCACACACGAGAACTTATACAACTTATATCCGACAGATGCCAAGAACTAACAGCCGTTGAACTGATGAAGATACACGAGTTATGTTTCCCCTGTAAAGTAATAAGTATACATGCGTTTCATGGACCAGATACTACGTTTACTATAGAGGATAAAAAGCATGGATGGCGAGACGATACTGAAAATGTCGGAAGCGATACTGAAACACGAGAACAGTCTAACGATACTTGAACAGAGATTTGTAGAAAACATCCTCTTAACCGGGGGGATATCCCCAGAACTGATGCAGACTGAGGAGTTAAGATTAAAAACTATTTATGACAAGGTGATTGGTTATGGCAACGAAAAATGAATTAAGGACAGATATTCAAGGTGTGTTTATCTCATACGAAGGTGTGTTTAATCTGATCGGATTTGACCAGGATGCTCTGTTCAAGTATTTAAACTCTTTTGAATCTTACAAGGATCTACACAGATTAAACAGATTTATATTCACCAAGCTAAAGAATACATTGCTGGTATTGTCGATGGTGTACAGTAAATTACCACCGGATACTTGGAAGAATCTTAGGGCAACTGCAAAGAAACAACGTCAGGTTGTTCAATTGAACCTAGCAATAAAGGACTTTAAAAGTGTATGGAACAGACGAGAAAAACCCAGTAAACCCATCAAGGGACACGAACCCCGTAAGCGACGAGGTCGTCAATATACAGTGGATGACACCTGTGAATAATCTACGGGTAGGTTACGGCAGGCAGCATGGAGTACCAGTGCTAGTTATGGAAGGCCATGCTATTTGTGATGGGTGTGACAGTTGTTACACTCACCAATTTGTAATACCAATATCTAGGGTACTAGAGGATATGGGAACGTTCAAATGAAAGTTAAAAAGATATTATTCGAGCGAAATTACAAGGCAGGCTACATCTATCGTCGTGAGATATGGGATGGCAAGGGATACGGTGGCCATGATACAGAAATGAAAGCCTGTTACACACCCTCGGGCGACTACATCGGCGACCCTCGAATGGCACGCTTTCTTTGCGTCAAGCGAGGCATCACGCAATTTGAGAAAACATCGGGCGGGCATTGTGTGTGTTCGATAGGCTTCAATCCCAAACAGAAGAAGTGGTACGGGTGGAGTCATCGAGCTATTTGTGGGTTTGGTATAGGTGATAAAATATTCATTCAACGATTCGGAGATGATCATACTCCATTTACAAAGCATGGTAAAACGCCTATCAAAACATTATACCAAGCTAAGATTGCAGCTAAAAGATTCGCAGAGTATGTGTCGTGAACCGACGAGGTTTCATTAAAAATATAGGCCGAGCGGTTGCGGTTACGGTCGCCGGTTACTATGTACCGAGCAAGGTGTGGGAGACCGGGCCGACACCGCTGACCGGTCAGGATGTGCTGTTACGGTTAAACGACCCCAACCCCTTGACCAGACAATTTACATTCCTTCCCATGAAGATGGGAGAAGCTTACGGATCTTTTATAAATGGACTACAAAAAACCACGGACGAACCCGGAAGCAGCGGGAGCTAACCGTCTTTCACGTCTGATGCGACGTAAGGGGTGGATGATTTGGAAGCATGGTGCCGGTAAATTTGTCTCCGGTTGGCCTGATTATTATGCAGCTCACCCTAGCTGGGGTACTAAGTGGATAGAGACAAAGGCTCCTGGTGGTAAGCTACGGCCTAGCCAAATTAAAAGATTCAGTGCCATGAGTAAGTATGGCGTCGAGATATGGGTACTAGAAGACGAGCGTGATTATATGAAACTATTTAAGAAACCTAACTGGAGGATGTACATGTGAGCAAATTAGATGACCTGCAAACCCGGATAAAAGACAAGGCTAACAGTGAAGTGCAAGCAGCCATCCGTCAGTTTGTACTCGAACTCGAAAAACTAATAAAAGATTTGTTTGGTGGTTATATTACATTGCATAGCCCAGAAACTATTCAAATTCTTGAGCGTTATATCAACAAGAAAGCAAATAAAAAATGGCCCAGAGCAATGTGGACGAACCGCGAAGCCAAACTTGAAGAGGAACTAATGAGAGAAATGAATACCATGCAGCGATTACTAGCACACAAGACACGTGAAGACGATGAGGAGTTCAAGCCTGATGAAACTGGGTGAACTCTGGAAGAAACACCCCACAGAAGCCTACTACCTAGACAACGGGGTAAAGCAAGGTTACATAATGGAACTAAAGTATACCGAGGGGTACCGAGGGGGTCCAGGTATACATGTCAGTATTCTTAACCTCGAAGAACAGAGATATAGTTTTCTAACATTAGAAGACTTTAGACGCAACTACAAGAAAGTAGCAGACCAGGTATTGTCACAGGTCATCACCCTAGTGATAGGTGATAGGATGTACGCTATAGGTGAGTATCACAGGTTGGAACAAGTCCGAGAATTTAAACCAGAAAATCTTAGACGTGGCCCAGCAGCCGCTGATTATATTGAATACTACATGGAGGTAAAACGTGAAATTACAAGTCATTGAACCCATGACCTATATTTCTCCATCGAGTTTTATGGCATGGGAAAATTGTGAATATTTTACTTATCTTAATAAACTCGCTGACCTTGAACGGTTACCGCAGTACACTTCACGGGCAGCGGCTGTAGGGATTATATTTGATGCACTTGTTAAACGGCGAATAGCTGACGAACTAGGAATCGAAGGGGCACAACTTGATGTCCGTAGAATTGTAAATGAAATTAAAACAGATGATCTGCCTAAATGTGTGGAAGTAGCAACTGAGGTAGCGAAACGTTATATTAAATTAAATCTTCATGCACGATTACTGAACGCCACGGAACTCACTCTTCAACAAACTATCTATACGAATATAGGTGGTGTACCTATACTGGGTAAACTTGACGCTTGTATAGACGGGATAGTTTTTGACTGGAAACTAAAGGGATTCGCCAGAGACACGGGAACCGCTAGTCTAACACCAGGGTACCATAAGCGGACACATTTTGAGCATGGTATTCAGCCACCACATGGTGATAGAAAGAGTTTGTGGATGAGTAATCGTAAATGGGCAATACAAGTAATATTCTATAATTGGCTTAAATGGTGCAGCCCCGCTGAGTATATCATTCATGAAATTGCTAATACTAAAGCGGGTATAGTAATGGTTGAGCTCAAGGGAGAGATAAACAAGGATCATAGCACGGAAATCTTTAAACGTGTTGATGCTATGTGGACTAATGTAAACGGATTGGATGCAGAAATTGCAGACCCTACTCCGACTAAATATAAATGTGAGCAGTATGGCACAGTATGTAGGCAAGCTATTAATTGTAAGAAGTACATGGAGGGGCTGGGGAATAAACAAGTGAGGGAGATGCTGTGACACGAACTGAGGCCATTAAAAAATTCCTCCACAATAAAGGATTCATGGCCCAGTTATATACACCTGATATGGAGGTACAAGTTAATGTCGCTAAGCTCGACGGCGAGCCTATTACTGGTACTTACGCTGGGAAACGGTGGCAAGGATTTTCTGACGGGCTTAATACTTGGAAGTCTTTTAGGATTCCTTGGAACGCTGCTACTAATCCGTATTATGAAGATAAAGATATAACCTTTGACCTTGGCAGATATGTCGAGGCAATTGGTATGACAGGGTGGGACTGGAAGAATAAACGTAGTTTATGGGTAGGGTTTGACTTTGACTCACTCGTGGGTCATAAACAAGGATTAACTAATGACGAACTTGAAGAAATCAAAAGAACGCTCGCGAAAATTCCTTATATCACTCTCTGTTATTCTACTGGTGGGGTTGGTCTACACCCTTATGTACGTTGTAACATACCCGGTGTCACCACTCACACAGAGCATGCGGCTGTTGCAAGGGCTATTCTAGGTAAAATCTGCATTCAGTCCGGGTTAAATCTTGAGGCTAAGGTTGACACACTCGGTGGTAATATGTGGGTGTACCACACTAGGATGGTTGGGCAAGGGTTTAAATTAATTAAAGAAGGTGAGATTTACGATGATGTACTTCAATGGAAAAATTACATTGACCGAGTGTCCCCTGGGCGACTGATTCCGAAGACTACGTCTTCGAAAGGTCAACTTCTTGCAGCTAAAAACACAATTTCCCTCGATGATACTCATAGAAAACTATTGGCCTGGTTTGAACGAAGCAACTGCCTCTCATGGTGGGATGATGATCGTGAGATGCTGGTATGCCATACCTTCGATTTAAAGCGAGCACATACCGAGCTAGAGCTCGCCGGTATTTTTGAAACTATATCTACTGGAGGAACTGATAATGATCAAAACTGTTTCTGTTTCCCAGAGTCCAGAGGTACATGGGTATGTCGTAGGCACACACGAGGTGTCCGAGAACACGCATTGTGGTTTACTGACCAGTCAGGATGGACAACCTGTTATTATAATAAGCGTCCCTCTTTTAGAGCAGCTAGTGAGCAGGTTGGAGGAATTGAAGGAGAAAAAGAGTATAATTATAGGTCACTTGGACTTGCAGCGTCCGCTCTCGTCCTCGCCGGATGTGACATAGACATACCGGAGACCTGTGCCCACAGACCGGCGACGGTACGCAAGGACGGTAACAAATTTTTAGTATCTTTTAACGCGGAGGAAGGGGACCAAATTGAAGGCTGGAATAAAAAATCTAAACGGTGGCAAAAGATATACTCGTACCAGGGTGGAACTGATGAAATACAATTACCCGACGAGCTGGTTCGTCATGTGGTTGCTGATTCAACTGATCTCGGGTGGTTTATATTTACGAATAATAGCTGGGTGGCTGAAAATAAATCCAACGCAGTTTCTTCGCTACTTACTCTGGGACATAAACGAGGGTATATCGACTTTATTCTAGGCAAGTGTATAGTAAATAATTGGTTACTGGAAGTTAGACCCTTTGAACCAGAGTATCCTGGAAATAGGAAGTGGAACAGAAAGGCACCGCAGTTCAGATTCAATTGTAAGCAAGGTAAACATCCTACATGGGATTTAATTTTTAAACATTGCGGTGCGGACTTAGAACCGAAGGAGAATAAGTGGTGTTATGATAATGGAATACACGATGGATTCATATATCTCCAATATTGGGTGGCTGCGTTCTTCCAATATCCCACTGAACCTACACCCTACCTTGTCTTTTATGGAGAACAAAACACAGGTAAAAGTATATTTCATGAATCCTTATCTTTGTTATTCACTGGGGGTTATATACGAGCCGACCATGCCCTGACTAATCCATCAGGTTTCAATGGAGAACTAGAGAACGCGGTCTTGTGTGTGGTAGAGGAAACTGATTTAGCGAGGAAAGGTTATGCAGGAGATAGAATTAAAGATTGGGTTACAGGACGACAAATTAGTGTACACAGTAAGGGAAGAACACCATTCAACATACGAAATTGTACTCACTGGGTCCAATGTACCAATGATATTAGTTACTGCCCCATTCTTCCGGGAGATACACGAATTGTTCTTGCAAAAGTTAAGTCTCTTGATGATGAAATCCCCAAGCCTGAACTTATCGAGCGGTGTGAGCGAGAAGCTCCAGGATTCCTGAATACAATCATGCAGATCGAGATTCCCCCATCAAACTCCAGGCTTAGAGTCCCGGTCTTAGATGGAGAAATAAAATTCCAGCAGCAAGAGCTGAAGACCAGTGACCTTGCAGCATTCATAGACGGGAATATATTGCAGATAGACGGGGCCAAGATACTGTTCAGTACGTTCAGTAAACTATTTATAGACTGGTTAGATCCAATAGAGAAAGGTGACTGGACCAAACGTAGGATCAGTAAAGAATTATTAAGCCTGGGTTTCAGTAAAGGTAGAGCAGGAGCCGATGGCAATATCTATGTAGGTAATGTGAGCCTAGAGAGAATTGATCCTACGGCTCGGTTGAAAATGGCGAGAGGGAGACTATGCGAATAGTACCACAGTCCATAGAATTTTTACGGATGACTACTAATCCTGAATTTCTATGCGAAATTGCTGGCCGTACTGCACATAAATCAGAATCACAGGGTAACCCGGAAAGGTTTATAGAAAAAATTGTCCATACTTTAGGACATGAATCTGTTATTGAACATGCTAGTGCCACATACAATATTATATGTGACAGGGGTATTAGCCATGAAATTGTACGACATAGACTAGTTAGTTATACACAGGAAAGTACTAGGTATTGTAACTACAGCAAAGATAAGTTTAGTAATGAGATAACTGTCATTGAACCACCGGGGTTAGGTGCAGCTAGAATTCATTGGCATAATGCTTGTATAGAAGCAGAGACATCTTATTTTGATCTATTAGACGCTGATTGTCCACCGCAAATAGCACGTTCTGTCTTACCTACTTGTCTTAAAACTGAATTAGTAATGACTTGTAATTTCAGGGAGTGGCGACACTTTATCAAACTTCGGACAGACAAAAAAGCCCACCCTCAGATACAAGAAATAGCAGGAGGGATTCGTGATGACTTGTATAGCAGAGCACCAGTGTTCTTTAAGGATTTATTAAATGACTAATCAAGAAATTATAGACAAAGCTATAGAATTGATTGAAGGACCACGCCGTGAAGCCTATGGACCTGTGGAGGAGAGCTTTACCCGGATAGCACAAGCATGGTCAGCGATTGCTGATATAGAAATTACCAGCAAACAAGTAGCCTTGATGATGATTGCATTCAAAGTTTGCCGTGAAGCAAATAGTCATAGTGACGACAACATAGTTGACATAATCGGCTATGCACTCTTAGCTAATACCTTGAGTTGATCCTCAATACGCTTAAATCCAGCATCCATGTTCCTCCCTAGATTCTTCATGTTAGTCTCTAGTACATTCACATCACTAACCATCTTAGTGTGCTCAGGGCAATTCTGCACCGGGCATACTGTTGCTTTACCATTCCTAACCCGTCCATATATATTCTCCGCGATCTTAAACCCTGCTACTACACCACCGCCTATGGCTGCTGCAATTACTGTGTCAGTCATCTATTCCTAATATTCCTTTCCTTACGCTTCTTAGAGCGTATCTTCTTGAGTTCATCGTTGATCTGCTTAAACGCCTTGGACTCAGGATCAGTACTGAACTTCCTGCCCACCACTTCAAACTTCCTACCCAGCCCTTCTTGAATCATTATCCTTTCAAGCAAATCTTCCTGACCCTTCAATGGAGACATTTTATATTTCTTGATCCCAGTCAATGCTTGTAATAGCCTAGCAGCCACAGAATCATCAGGGTCTATAGCCTTACTGATAGTTCTGAACACCCGGCTAGTTGGGAGATTTTCTAATAGAATTTCCCCCATAGTTCTATGTTCCCTAAGACTGAAACTAGACTTACCCGATGCTAGCTCAAATGCCAGCTTGGGTATAGGGGATGCACGACTAGCCAACCGGCTAACAATTCTCATTAACTGGTCAGATGCAGTAGGATCAGCGTCGTCCACGTTAAGTAGATTTAAATCAGTGAGAGGCACACCAGGATCAGAAAAGAAAGTGCTATCACCAACAGGAACAACAGAAGCTGACCTAAGATAATCAGGAACTTCATCACCACCTATCCCCATCATCTTGTTCCAAGCATTGACAAGTTTAGGATTTTTTACACTAGTCGCTACCATTAATGGTAAGTTATTTTTAATCCAAGTGTAGAATAAAATATTGGGACGCATGATCTTACGTTCAAAGCTAGTAAGATCACGATAGTTAAACAGGTACCGGTTGACACTAGCCTGTGCCTGGAACGGTGAATGGCCAGCGGATCGTTTTGCCAGGTAATGTGCAACTCTAGCCTGATCCTCAATATACATACCGTACCGACGCATGTGACTGATGCCCGGTTTATCTAAAACTTTGGTCAACTTACCTGCTGCCCGCGGACTGATCTCTAACATAGATGCATAGTGACCGCCATGCTCTATTTGCAAGGAGCCCATCTTAGTCCATTCAGCTAATTCTTTACCAACCAGTTCTCCATTCCTGGCCTTCTTCATCATTATCCGAGCTTTGTTTAACCATTGTGGCCCTACCCCACCTACAAGATTTAGGAAAAGATTACCAACAAAGTTACGATGATGGAATGAGGGGAACGGGGTTGTCAGGCCGAAACGGAACCAAGAGTTTACATTATCATCCATCCATTTCATTGACTGAACAATTCTAGGATCATTGAATAGACTCTTTTGCATCAGGTAATCCACCCGAGTCAGCTCATCGTAGGTACTCCTGGGTATTACCAGATCCTCAGCGATCTCTGGTAGGTCATCTATTTTGTGCCAGTCGAGTCCTACCCTATCCATGAATGTGCGAGCGGGTACAGATTTTATACCCTTGGATTTAGCCAGAGCTTTGGGAATTCCATGTATTCTAAGGGCTTGGTTAGCGGTTGCCGCTTTATGGATATTCTGAATATGTTCCAGTCGCCGGTCCATTGCACTCTTAACAATGTTGGGCTCAAACAAATCAAATTTTAAACCATGTTCCTTTCTAGCCCATTCATTTACATCTAGTATACCCTTTTCAGGCAAGAGCTTACGCTTATGTTGAGGACCAAGTCTCTGCTTAGCTGCATTAAAAATTAAATTAAATTTATTCTTATTATGTTTTAAAAGGTCTTTAGCTTCTGGTGTAAGCATACGACGGACATATGACATTAAATCATTTTTAAGTGGATCAATATTAATCCGTTGACCACGTTCTAGCTTAACGAAGTCATCACTATGCTCATACACCTTATCAATAAGAGCTATCATATCTGACGAAAGACCTTCACCACCCATCCATATTTTATTTATTTCTACAAGATCCCTACTGTCTTCGTAAGCTGCAATCTTAATCCTATCAAGCCGATCAATGAGTTGCGTACGGAATTTCTCTTCTTCCTTAGGTAACTTTTTCACCATCTTACGATAGGTATTAGTAGCATCTTGCATATCCTGTACTTGCTGAGACTTCAGATCGGTTATCAAACCAACCATATCCCGCTCACCGGACTGCAATTTCTTACCAAGTTGTCTAGTTTCAGCAGCTTTAAGGATACGCCTAGAGAATTCACCAGCTTCTATATTCTCAGCTTTTCTCAGTTCATCGAACTGTTTCATTAAGACCGCACCACCTTCTTCCCATACGGCCTTATCCCTAGCTGTTAAATATCTTTCAATTGCAATAGATGCCTTCCCTGCATCAGACCGGTGACCAAAACGGCTACTAATAGCCCGGAGTTTGTTTGCCATATTAGGACTAATGAGAGAACCACGGTATCCCTTGGATACATCCTTAGCCACTGCAAGAGCCTTCGTATATTTCTCTACATCCCTTGCGTATTTCTGCCCAGTGACGCCCCTGACTTTCTTAGCTTCTTTAAGTTTTAATCCAGCCAAGTCTAACTGATGTGTAAGTTTAGGAACACGCTCCGCTGCCGCTGCCCGTTTCATATCAGGCATCATGCCCCAAGGAAACATAGCTTTTAAATGAGCAGCATCCCCAACCGGTTTACCACCAGTAAGGGTGAACAGATGCCGACGAGTTCCCGTCTTCTCCACCATTGGTAGTTTACGGAACTCGGACATCATGTCTTGTAAGACCTTACCCTCAACTTTTAACTCACTAACCAGACTAGGGTGAGCACGCATTCCCTTAACCAGAGCGTGTTGTTTTCTAATGCTATTTAATAGTTTACCGGATTTGCTAGCGGTTCCCACACCACCTAAGACCAGTAATGGGTCCATAGCCAACAGTACAGCAGCATTTGCTAAAAAGTTGTCAGAACCAGTTACATCCCTACCTGATGTGTATGTGGACCCACCGAACGGGATCATAGACAATGGTGCATTGGTTAAAAATTCTGTATTACCGGTACGTGCAAACGCAGCCAGTGACCGGGTAGCGTTTGCCGGTGCATCAAGAACATTAAAGATCGGATCAGTCAGAGTCTGAATGACCGTCTTCTTTGCCTTCGGTAGACCTTCAGTTGATCCCGGTATTCTTGGCATTAACGCCTACCCTTTTGCCGAGCTTCACGCATCATTTTCAAGAATTTATTTCGCTCAAGTTTTTTTGCACCTGCGACCCCACGTCCTTCTTCCAATTCCTTTGTTAATTTTTCAACAGCAATCTCACCACCAGGGGTAGTTTCCGCTGTTATATATGGTGTAAGATTGGGTATAATATCACTTGGACCCATACCAGAATTTCTTAGTTCTAAAATATCTTCTATAAATTCTGATACGGAATGATCATTGGATTTAAATGGCATTGTCTCCCAAGCATATTCAACAACCCTATCTAACTGATTAGTTTTCTTTAAACTAGACCATCTTGCTCCGATCTCTTGTATAGCATTTTGGTAAAAACTTTCTTCATCTACAGCCGCAAACTTTCCATCTTTATCCACAGCTCCGCCTAGTTGAAGAATATCATTCATACCTAGTATTGCTGCTTTTGCAGTATCTGATAAAGTTGGGTCTAATTTAACCTTAGCACGCTCTTGCAATAACTTTCTATCCATAGGGTCAGGATCACCCATAGCCATAACTCGTCCCCATACATGGTCGTTGTTCATAAAATCTTTAAAGGTTGATTCTTTACCCCGTTGCAATTCTTGAGTCCTATTATTGAGAGCACTAAAATATTCACGCCTTAATGCAGGTGCTGATGGATCACCAGTACTAAGAGCTTCCTTCCACTGGAATTCTAAAACATCTAAAACTTCCCCCTTCCGATCATATTCTTCGGCAGCCTTCTGATGACCATCAATAGTAGCTTTTCTAGTTAATTCACGGATTTCTGCATCCAAGTCAAATTCTTTAATCTGCCTATTTACTAATCCTGTCTGTGCCTCATTCCTATCCACAGCACTCTGAGTTCGCAGACCCTGGTTCTCTAGCTCTTTAGCCTTGATAAAAGTTTCTAAGTTAGCATCGGCTTGCCCTCGCGGGTCACCAACCAATCCACGCTGGTCTAGCATACCAGCAGTGGTCTGTCCACCTGTACGGCCACCGGCCAGATCAGCATAAGCAGCAAGGGCAAGTGGGAGAATGTCACCGAAACCGGGTTGACGAGCTTGCCTAGACTGTGATATTTGTTGTCGTAGTTGGTCTATTTCTGACATTAAAATATCCCTAAAAGTTTCTTGAATGCATCATCACCGAATATTTCCTGGCCACCCAGATAACCACCAAAGGCACCACCACCTATGTCAGCATAGGCTAAAGCATCTTTATGATCTTGCTTGCTCATACTAAGCATACTATCAGGAGCGGCCTGAGCACGCATGGATGTGGGAAAAGATTTAGGTTGGTTAGCGGCTGCTATGATACCCATCATATCCTGGAGTATATCACCACTACCACTATTGCCGCCCAAAGCCTGCATAAATGACGTAGTTCTAGCAGCAGGAGCTGGGCCTAGCCGCCCCTGACCACTACTCATAAGCCCTGGAAGAATTGCAGCAAGAGCATTCGCAGCAGTTCCAGCAGTTCCTATTCCGCCGCCCATAGTAGGGGCAGTAGAGGTAGTAGGAGTGGGTGTCTTAGCAGTTAATCCGGAATCTTTACCAAGACCACTAGCAAAGCCACCACCCGGATCACTATAACTTCCACCTGGAGTTGATGAAGGGGCAGCGGCCCCTGCCGCTCCTGCTATCCCACCGATAGCCGCAGCCGGTGGGAAAAAGATTGATGCAATCATAGAAGCAACGGTTGCAGCAGTCGCAGCCGTTTGCTGCTTACCGGCTTTGTCTGCCGCTTTACTGCCAGCCTTCTCTGCTTGCCGTTGTCTGGTACGGTTACGCAATTCTTCCAACTTTACTTCAAAGAGATTACGTTTAAGCATAGCGGCTTGCATCATTTGATTAATCAAACTCTGCTGCCCTTGCATTACTAACGGGCCTAATTGTCCGAAATTAGCCATCAAATAATCCTTCCAACATAGGCAAACCAGCGAGTAGATTCCCGAAGTCTTCCATACCACCAAGACTAACAAGAGGACCAAGGAATCCCATGACTGTCTCAAATTGAGTCGGGTCAATGTTACCCATATGTTCTTCAAAAAGATCCATTGCCTCAGTTCTTGCCGTTCTAGCTTCCTCACGTCCCATCAATCCAGACAGAAGATCAAGTTCTGCTGATGGATCATCGACGTTACCAGCTTTTAGCCGAGTCCTAAGATTCCCTATATTAGTCAAAAATGGGGCCATACCGGTATTTAAATTAGAAAGCAATTGACCTCTAGCAAGATTAGAAGCATCATTAATCCTAGTCTGCTCACTTAAAAGTTTACCATAAGAACCCGTCCTAGCATTACTAGCCGCTGATGCTACCTGCCCTGCTGCTGCACTGGTCTGACCACCACCACGTATGCCACGGGATTGTAACTCGGCAGCCTTATTCCCGATAGCAGATTGCAGGTTCTGGTCAATCATATTAAAGATTCTAGTTTTATCTATTTGCACATCTTCATCTGACCGAGGATTAAAAGGAACATTAGCTTCTATATCACTACGAGCATCCCCAAAGAGAGCACGTATCATCTCTTCAAAACTACCAAGTTCACCTAATGCTGACAGGGTAGCCTTTTCCCGTCCACGGTTGGTCCGGTCAATAAGTGCTCGTGCTTCATCTTCAAGTGATAAATTAAGACCCCTACCCCCAAAATTAGAATCTATATGAGTGATATTGGGGAATGGTGAAGGCGGTTCAGGGGGGTTTGCATAAGCTTCATACCCTGTACCATTAGGACCAAATACATTAAACCGGTCATCAAAAGGTACATTTTGTACATTTGGTTGATTTTGTCCAGCAAATAAATTATCGAAAAAACTTGCCATTGGTTACTCCTACCCAGATATTTTTACATTGACACGTCCTCGTGCTCCACCCGCAGCATCTGATGTATCAATTCGTCCTATTGTTTGTCCGAGACTGTGTGATGTACCGATCTCGCTACGAAGCGGATACCGTACTGCAACCATAGCCCATGCTTCTATCAATCTACAATAACGGGTGCCCGCCGAACTTGCCGTCCATTCATGTCCTAATACGAATTGATCTGCAACACCCGGACAATCAGCGGATGACTGGTCAACGGTTACATTTAACCAATCAACGCCAGTACCAGCATTTACACGTGTACCGGTATGATATGTGGTCGACGACCCATCCCACCAACCCCATAGACAGTACATATTTCCGCCACCACCCGGTACAGATAATGTTCTAAACTTCCAACTTGCTCCATATACAAAGTCAGCATTACTCAATGAGCCTGCTGGATGAGCACAGTCCACCATGCCACCGTGTGGCGTTGCTGATCCTGAATCATTGTAATATGCACCTGTCGCAAGACTTCCATCAAGAGTAGCCTGCCATGTCCCAGTGATTGTATCCTTTGTCCCTGTTGTGTCACCTGTTTCATCTGCATCTGGTGTAGTACCCGTTGTTTGTGTCCCGTCGAGAATAATGTCAAAGAAATGCTTAGGCAGATCATCTTCACCATCGAGACTATTGGCAATTATGCCGGTGCTCATAAACACACTGACACCAGATACAGGGGTTTCTCCACCTTGCCCGCCAAAGAAACTTTCCGGTGTCGTGCCGCCAGCTTCAAAATCTTGAGCTGATACATCAATAAGTGCAGCACCTGTATCCTCACCCCACTCTGTAACCCACACCATTGCAGAGCCAGAGTTATCCTTTTGGAATATCAAGTCTATTCGATACCATGTTTCCATCGTGAATACATCTGCCGATGACCCAACCGTGCTGCCCGCCGCGTCTATTAGTTCCAGTAGATCAGTGCCGTCTCCGTTATCAGTAATATTAAGTTTTATTGCAGTGCCTGATGTATCAGTAACTCTCAACAACGGCACTTCGTTAGATGTACTTGGTGGCCACGCCGAACCTGAAATATCTTCTATATAAACCATCCAGGAAAAACAGTTGTAGGAGTCCGCACCCGTCCCTGTACTAAAGGTATGCGTGTTTGTTCTGGCGAAACTGTTGGTTTTGTCCTGGGAAAATTCTGCACTGCTTGCCAATGAATTCGGGGGTGGTACGTCCGTACTGATTAAATATTTGCTACTACCACCCGTTGACTGGAACTCTAGTTGTCTTGCCGCTTGGGGTACTGCGAATGATATAATGTCGACGACAGTAAATGCCATTAGTCTTCCGTGTATACAATAGCTACATAAATTTTTGTCGGGCTACCAGTTTTAGCACTTGCCACATAAGTTACCCATTTATCAGCAGGTATAGTTGCATCATTAAAAGTTGTGTTTGCTTCAAAAGTTTCACCAGCTACTTCATCTGTTGTCCATAATTGTGTCCCGGACGTAGTGTCAGGAGTAAGTTGACTCCGGTATTCTAAATTAAAATCTATATCAGTACCACCACCGCCGACTACTCCGAACACTACCTTACTAATTGTAGAGGCTGCTGGTGTATAAAATACTGGTAGTACATCTGATGCCGTTGGATTTTCAATATAAACTAATTTAGTTATTGTACCACCACCACCAGCAGCCGCTTCCCAACCCACAGTCCCATCAGCTTGAGCGGTAAGCACTTCTCCGTCAGCACCTACACTCAATATAATTGGAGTATCATCTGCGGAGGCTGTTATCAAATCCCCCTTGGCTGCATAAAATGCAGCCATTATAGCTCCAGCAGCAGCAACATTTGTTGCATCCGTTACATCAGCAGCAGCTTCAATACCATCTAGTTTCGTACCATAAGCTGCTGTCATTAATCCCTTTTGAACAGCAGTTGCATCTTGGATATCATCAGTACCGTCAGTATGCTCTGCTGCATGATTCGTAGGAGCACGACTATCCGATAACCTAGCATCACCTGTATCTATTAATGTAGCATCAGAGATTGCAGCATTCAATTCAGCAAGTGTGCCTGCACCAAGATTCTCAATATCTGTTGCATGGGGATTTGCTACATCAGATATATGTGCAGCTAACCCTGCTGTAGCCGTAGCTAAATCAGCAAGGTCTACATCCACATCTGCCATTGTAAGCGTACGGGTCTGGCCCGAAGAAATACTCCCAGCGGCAACTAATAATCTTTTAGAGTTATCTGAAAGATTATAGAGACTGAATTCACCATCGCTGGTGATCTTCTTCTCAAGAGCTTCCAGAGTCTCTCGTTGCTGCCTAGTCCAAACTTTGGGAAACCTAAGAGGCATTAATCACCTGCAAGAATATATTCTACAATTGCATTTTCAGATGCATGACCAGCAAGTTCAATTGCTGTAGTAAGAGCATTAGCTTTAGGGTTACAGACTAAGAGAATTTCTGAATGCGAACCCATCGCAAGCAAAGACCCGGCATTAATTTTAACAGCTAATGGCAGCGGTGTAGTACCATCAGATGCCTTAACACTCTTTATCCAGATAAAAGCTATAGTAGTAATACCACCCTGTTCAATAGCGGCAGATGCCGCAGAAGATGCAATTGTTAATTTTTGTCTTACATGGTTACTTACATCCTCAGTTTCAGGAGAAATCGCAAGACTAATTTCCGTAAGTGCGGCACTACCAATTTTGATAGTACCTGTTACCGCTCCGGTAGTACCCATTATCTGATTCCTTTCGATTGGTAAGTTATCTCATAACCATTTATTCTAAATGGTTTAGTTGTCAAAACACTAATAGTAAATCCCATAAGAGAACTATGGAATCCTAGATGGATTAAATTTTTAAAATCTGAATCATACTCATCACCTACTGTTGCCAATATCTTATTATTTTTTGCAAAGAAAATATATTTTACACCCTCAAAAACTTCTTCACTATTAACCAGCAATTCTTTCCAATGTTTCAATCTTATCTGGTCCCCACCACCCGACAAATATGCCGAAGTCCAATGTGAGGTAAACAATGGCCCCTCGGATTCCAATAACCCTAACTGGCTAATCCACCCATGCCGGCCCATAAAAACCTTTATCGCTGACCGTTCTACTGTAACAATAGCAGGGGATTCTTTCAATATTTTCCTATGCACAACTTCTGATATTTGTTCACTATAACTTAGTGTTGTCCAAACACCCCCTTCATTTGGATGATATATGAAGGTTGAAATTACATCATTATTATCTGCGACTCCTTCACCCTCAGGTCCAACTGGGAAAGTCAAGTATACAAGATTATAACGAGGGTCTGCATTAAGTCTACAATAAGTATACCTGTTAGTCTCAATAGCCTCAAGGTCTTCTTGAATAGGCTCACTAATTCTTACAGGTTCATCTTGTCCACTCCAAGCGTATACCCCGTCTGTTGATACAAAATATAAAATATCATTGTGTACTAAATAACCCTTTCCACCATGAGCATTAACACACCCTTTGTCAGAGAATAAAACTCGTATTTCCCCAGCGAGTGCTATATCATCATCTAGTACATAAGTACGGTTACGTTTAAACAGTATAAGCTGACCAAAATAAACTATACCACCAGTGATCGTTGTTTGTTTTTCCCCTAATGTAGTAGTCAACAATCCATTAACATAATTCGGTATCAAAGTAGCAAGCCGTCCAGATGTTACTGGATCATTAACGGCCAAAGTACCATGTCGCAATATTTCTTCTTGACCCGAAGGACTTACTTGCAATGTATTTAATGGAGGTTCAGTTGACGCTGGCCTAGATGTATCTTCGTCCCAAGGCAACCTAGCATCAGCTATAATATTGGAATATATCCTATCTCTGTATTCTACCATCCAAGTACATGGGCTAGGTATATAATGATCTGTCGGATAGAAATGGTCAACTGTCGTGAAATTTCTGATATAAATATAGAATGCAATATCCCCATTAGCATCCTCATGTCTTTCCACTATCGGATGGTACCCAATAAACTTATAAGTAGTTTCAGTACTTTCTTTTGCATAAACTCCAACAACTGCATCAGTTGGCCATGTATAAGGATAACTAAGATGAATTGCAGGGGGCTCAAACTCAACACTAGCTTTGTAAGGTGAAATTTCTATTCTAGGTAATTTGTCAACTTGAAGAGCGGCACCATCAGTAAATGTAACAGCATTAGACTCCAAAGCATCAGGTTCTAAAGTATCTCCTGAGTCATAAATACTCTGATGTCTCTCTCCAGGAGTAATCATCGTTATAGCATAATGATATGTATTTGTATTAGCGGCATTAGTAGCTGTACTGAACTGATATGTACCAGTGTAACTAGCTATGGTTAAGATTTCTACTTTGTTTATTTTTTGTAACGACCTGGTTCCTATAACACACTTGCGGAGACCAGTTAAATTTTGACCACCATCTAACTCTGGTGACACTCTTAACATTCGAGTAAAGGGTCTTTCAATTTCTAAACTATCCCAAGCGGGCGGCCTAGAATTTGCTAGCAGGTATGCCCAGTCCCCAAATTCAAACCAATTGCCAGATGTCACAGCAGTAGATTTAAGATCAGCCCTTAGCCCATACACAGGACCAAATCCAGGGGGATATATCCCTGCTGTACCAGTACCAGGGGTGCTCAAGAAAAGATCAACACGCTCATCTGCTGATTCTGCTACAAATGGTGAATATAACGCCCAAGTTAATGTACCAATTCCATTGAAACTGAGCCACAATTCATAATTCTTTAAAGTTACAAACCCCATAATTGCATCAGTAGCCGGTGCTATTGATCGTACAACTTCATAAGGATGATTACACAAGTCACCCTTATTGATAATCATACCATTCATACCTTGAGCTACAGCTTCATTCATGATAGCATCATGCTTGGAACTGTAACCTAGGAATTTATTCGTACCAATCGTCGGCATCGACTACCATCCTGTTATGCTGGTTATTAGGATTAACGGATGCGATTAAAGTTTCCTTAAAATCTGCATACAATCCCTGGTACGTTTGCACATTCACACCATATGGACCGAGGGCAAGGATCGCAGCATAAATTGTAACTATGTCATGGTACTGTTCATCAATTGAAAGGCAAGTGGTTTTATTATCAGTATCTGTCCATGCACTAGTAAGTATAGGTATGTTCGGGATGTACTGAACTGTTAAATCAAACGATCCAGTTACATCTACGTACCAACCTAAATTATCATATGTACCAGTACCCTTACGAATGAAACAACAACGTCTAACTGATCGCCTAGCTTTTTCCTCACTCACTATCGGTATAGGTTCTTTATAGACATCCTGTACCGAGAGGAGTTTATGGAATGTAAAAGCTAAATCAGTAACCTGTGCATCCATAGTCACCGTTGCCTGGCTAACCACAGGCTGTTCACCGGCCCCCAATAGTTCATTCCATACCTTACGCAGGGCAGCGTTTAAAAATAGTAACAGTTGAGGATCATCAAACCGGGTCTTATGCACGTCATCTATATGCAGCCGGGTCATGGTCGCCATTTCTTCGTATGTCATGCTATGGTCCTACGGGGTAACATTAGAGTCAGGAATAATAATAGGATTAGCATTACCAAATCCACGACTAACAGCAACATCAGCCCACGATGCAGTATTTGTTCCAGTGCCATCCCAAAATAGATACATCCAAGCCCATCCAGGATTCCGTATAGGAATAATCCTTGCACCATCAGTGGCAAAGGTCCAGACTAAAAAATCATTATTTGTAAGGTTAGCAATTTCGATACTTAAATCATTGTCAACAAATGATCCACCGATAGAATATCTAAAATTAATATCACCTGCATAGTCAGTAAATGAAACCCAAACCTTAACTTCTGATAAAGGAACCGATCCAAGATTTAAATTAAGCCATAACCCCAGTTGTGTGATATTAGCAATATTGACCCAGCTAAGTGTAGCCGGACTAGTCGGAATTACACCATCAGCTTGTACCCTCAAGACAGTAATATCTTGGACACAAGAAGGTACTAAATCACTAGTTGGACAATCTAATATATTCGCCATTAATTTAACTAGGAATAATCAGTGACCTACCACTAAAACCATAACCAGAAGCGGCAGGATAAGATGCGGCTATGGTACGCTCAAACGCCCCAATATCATACCCCACCCCCTGCGGCCGCCGAACCGAACCTGCCACCGTCGTCGGGTTCGCATAATCCTCACGAACCAAAACCAATGTATCACCAGCCCCTATAGCCGGGCTTGTGTCCTCTAGTTCGTAGCCAGTGGCACCACCAGCATTGAAATCGGGATCGGCAGGAGAAGGACTATTAACATCTTGGATTACTGCTTGCCATTCAGTGAATGTGTAGTCTGTGCCCTCTACATCAAATAAGTCGGGGTCGCCCGCACGATTAGGGGCATGGTACAAGTTATAATCGAATGTTAACTCCCCCATTCCAGCGGTAAGTTCTACAGTTACCCATCGCGTAGCGGCTGCACTACTCGTTGTGCGAATTATGTTATTGATAAATTCTACACCCACATGGTCATTTGTTTGGATGCGTACTGGTAGATTTACGGTTGCGTCGATAGTATTATTATAGAACCTCAACCCCTTAATGCCTTCGTTCGGCCCCCCGCCTGGACTTACATAATTCGACACAAACACCGGGATCGTTGTACTCTCGATAATGTTATTGCGGACAATCACGTCAGTGGGGGTTGTCTTGTGCGTTTTGAATCCCTCTGTGGCATTAGAAATATGGTTGCGTTCAACCTGAACATTATACAAGTTATAAACCGGAGTACCAGAACTTGAACCGACTAGCACCCCCGTATAAATGCTATCAACATCGTTCCCCGACACAATTACGTTGTATGTATCTCCAGTCGCAGATTGTGCCGACACCCGTATCGCAACGAGTGCAGTATTGTGGAAGCTGTTCCCACTTATTACACCACGTTCGATGCGAGAACCATAAATGTTATGCGTCTCAGTACACGGACCTAAGTCGCTATCCAACACTGCCAACCGCTCGCCGTTGTAGTACATATTGCGGCTACCGCTGATCGCACTCTCCACGACGAACAAACCGTCTGTGTAGAACACGTTGCTGTAGGTATTCCCCAGGTCGACTCGCAACAATAAGATATTGTCCATCCAAGTATTACAGCCGTAAGCCAACGAGCTGTCTGCTGTAGATTCACAATTAAACTCTATATCCATATATGAAAGAGCCGAAGCCGTACTTGCTGTTGTTATCGCCGCTCCAGCTTCAGAACTACCCGTGCCCGCATATTGCACAAGTGGACGATTCCCTGTTCCATACGCCGCTAACAGTACATTAGCCATAACTCCTAACGAGCTTGCGGCTGTATAGGCGAATGTGTCTCCCCGATTGAACAGTACACGATCACCAGGGGCTACGATGCTATTGCCCGCGACAGCGGTGCGAGCTTTATCATATGTCTGCCACGCATCTCCAACACCGGGGCCATCCCCGCCATTGGCATCATTGCCGTCAGAGCGAACATAATATGTAGTGCCCGCGAACGCATCGACGGTGATGCCAACTGTATCAGTATCGGTATTGTCACTCGAATCTGTAACAGTGAGCGTTACTGTGTAACTACCACCTGCACCGCTAGGCTCACCGTTTGCACCAGCATCACCGGACGGCTCGAAGACGTGGGCTGCAACGAACCCAGTTGCAGTTGTTCCGTCGCCGAAGTCCCAATGATATTCGACAATATCAAAATTGAGCAGACCGTTGCCGCCGCCAGAATCGCCGATCTTATTGCCAACGGCATCTATGCTGGCTGTTGCCTCGAAGAAAACGGCCAAGGGTGTCATGCCAGAGACACGACTAGCTACGATTGTTGCGGTTAAGGCCATTATGGATTCGTATCCGGGATAATTATAGGATTAGCAATTCCATAATTTCTAGAAACATAAAGTTCCATCCAAGAACTTGTTGTTGTCCCTACAGATGTTGTATATATAGCCATCCAAGGAGCACCAGGATTCATGATTGGGATAATTCTATTAGCACTTCCAGTCATAATCCATTCATAAATTCCTGGAGTAACTAATTCAATACTTAAATCGTTATCCGCAAATGATCCAGCACCATAATAGTATTCCGTACCTTCGAGACTTTGGGCAAAACTAGCTTGGACGGATGCCGATGTTAATGATCCCTTTGTGTGTCTTACCCAAATACCAATTAAAGGTACACTAGCTATATTTACCCAACCAGCAAGTGTAGAGGCATTAGCAACTACTGTACCTGACCCAGTCCTTATTTGCTTGTAGTCCTGATGACACCCAGGTACCCGAGGATCGGCAGGACAGTCTAAAATATTAGCCACTTATAATACTCCTATACGGGTTTTTAGGATACATCCTGATCTTCTTACCACCTATTTCCCCAACAACAGGCCCAGGCATCACCACTTGCTTTGTACCAAATGCTGCACGTTGTGCAAAATTAACAACATCCCGCATCCGATAAGACCACTCGTCGGCTCGCTTTTGTTTAATTTTCTTTTGGTTATCAAAACCTTCAAATAAACCTAATTTAAATTCTCGGGTCATGTCATCCTTATCCATAAACCCACCATTAGATTTATCAAACTTTTTAAGCCAAACAGCGATGGCGGGAGTTATATTAGTTCCCAGTGTCGGTGCAGAATTCTGCCACTCTAACTGGTCATCTCCGGGAGAGACCCCCGGTTGACTAACTATATATAACTCCCACCTTTTGTCATCACTGTTCCAGATAGCCTCTAATCTTTTGTCTATCCGATGCAAAGCATCGGTTACATTCTTAGGTGGCTCTTTGCCACCAAGACCATACAGACTAGAGTCATATCTTTTAAGGCTATCAACTATCATGCTGACAACGGTCCAATTGTATTGTTACCGATTCCTTGTGTTTGCATCGGCATATAGTCCATCATGATACCTAAAAGAATGATCGCGGTTTCAGCAGTTGCAGACTGTTGTTCAAGTTGAAGAGTAATTAAGGCACCCTCTTCAATATTGGGTCTTGACAACCCAATACTATTTCTAATACCTCTATCTGACACTTGATAAAGATAATCAGTAGCAGCAGCGTCACCATCAGCATCACTATTAGGGTCAGAAACAAGAACCGTATCAAGAGCTGCGGTCGGCGTAGCCAATACAACTCCACGTTTTACAGCATTTTGTAAAAGAATCCAAGTAACTTCAGCCGTGGACCCTGTGACATCACCCGTCCAATGAACTTGGAAACCCACTTCAAATTTAGGATCAAGATCATGTGGACACGGAACATAACCACCGATGTATTTGCCATCAGCGGTTAGAATTACACCCGGAAAACCAAAATCGCTGATCTCATCAACAAGTTCTGTAAGATCATCACATGAAGCCACATGAGCTGCACCAGTAGTAGCTTCGTTACCTTGTACACCCATCATGGTATACGGATTTAACCATAACCGTTTACGCATCCAATCAATATGAGAGTCTCTAATTCCCATTAGTGAGTAGCTCCAAGGACTGTCATGGTCTCTTCAATGTCATTGACTCTGACATGACGACGCCCAGATTTAATACCCACCTGACAGTCTCGTTGGATACTAAATTCCCAGGCATCACGACCACCACCCGCGATCACTCGAAGTACATTCCCATCATCATCAATCATCTCATACCCACCCTGAGTGAGCAAGAAAATAGATTCCATATTCAGATAGAACATGCAGAATCGCGGAAGGTCACGATCATAGAAAGCTTTGGAGCCATTAACTTCAATATACTCCCAACCCATCTCAACCGTTTTCTTGTAATCATTATAAATTCGAGAACCCACCTGAATCATACCAAGGGTTCCCCAAATACTCGGGCTCATATAAAGTTCCATACCCTTAGGATTTGCTCCACCTTGGGCGGTCGCATAGAGATGAGCCTCAAAGAGTATTTTTTGGGTGAGCGGTCTACGAGTACCAGCACTAACAGGATTATGATAAACCTTAGCCTGCCAAAACGGGCTAGAACTCCTAGTAATACCACCTACAGATGCAACACTAGCCGTCAACATCTCAGTGGCTTCGGTTACAATAGTTTCATCAGCACCAACATCACCATCGTCAACCAAAGCAGGGATACCATAAATTTCCTGACCATGAGAGCTATCTTCGGCGGTAAGATTAGCAGTACCACCCCCACCAAAGTACAAAGCTCCAGCAGCTGGAGTCATACTATCACCGATAGTCGCAGACAAAGTTACAGTATTAGTATTAGCAGCAGTGTCGAATGCAATATCACTTACAGTAGCCCCACCAGCGAGCGGTAGCCAATCATTAGCATCAGTGATATCAACATGATGAACTCGATCACCAACCTTAAGGGTAAACTGATCACGATTATCACACAATAGCACAGAACTATCCGCTTGTGTAGTAATGAATGTTGCCGCACGACCATTACCCAATGAACAAACCTGACGGTTCAGATCATCCGGCAGACTTTGCATAAGACCCTTCATTTCCAGATCAAGAGCTTCTGCAAATGCACCAGCCTTATCCCTGGACTTACGCCGAATGGCACCTGACACAGAACCACGACCGTAATGCAATCCCATAGTAAAGGTTGCACGATCATATGTCTGAGCACCATGTGCTGGCAATTTCGGTCCACCACCAGCGGTATCTGTACGAGAACCCACAGCCGGGTTACGTCCAGCAATCAATGGGATATGAGCAAATTCACCACTCACATCTTCACTATTCTTTTCCAACCTGTCCAACAGAACATGTGCTCTGACCACTTCATCATTAATTGGGTCAAGATATCGTGTCTTGAGGATGTCCCCAAAACTACCAGTTTGTAGACCTAGTACAGCCAATGTTAATCTCCTTGCATTTCTCGTAGAAACTCTGCCACATCAGCACGTGACTTACCGGATTTCACATCTTGTCCGGTATAAGGTTTCTCTGAATTTATATTAGGACTACCGGCCACTCCGGTTTGTACCTTATTTACACTAGCAAACGTCTTTGTATTTGCATGTCTTTTATTTTGATGTTTTTCTTCAATTGCTTTCATAAAATTTGTACGTTCTTCAACTACTTGAGTCATAGCATCTTTAATTGTTAGCCGATTATTAATCGCCATCAATGAAGCTGCTTGTGACTGCACACCCTTAGCCAAATCAGGGAATTCTTTCAAGAATTCAAAACTATTTGACACGTCAGTCATCTCATTTTTAAAACTTGCGAGATCATCCTTACGCTTAACCTCTGCCTTATGAGTTGTGAATTCCTTTTGTAATCTCTCGTACTTCTCATCCGTGGTTTCCTCGGCTTTCACTTCTTCCTCTTTCTTCTCAGTTGCCACGGTTTCCTCAGTCTGCTCTTGATCGTGCTTATACTTACCATACGTCGCGTACCGCATAACTTCTTCAGGGGTCATTTGAGTATGTCCACCACCCTCGCCTAAATTAGGAATAGGGATATACTGCGGTTCACTGGGTTGTGTTGACTCCTGTGTTACTTGCTCCTGATCCTCTGCTGGGGCTTCTGTTTTGACTTCCGTTTCCTCTGTTTTGGGCTGTTCCGCCACTTGAATCTCCTATAAATTTTTGAACCATCATCTGCTGTTGCAGAGCTTCCATTACTTCCATTTCCATATGCTGAGTCATATGCTTCTGAATCAACTTCAATGCTTCCGGACTTAGTTTCTCCCTTCTGCTTCCTGCTAAATATTTAGTAATGACTTCTTTATGAATCTCATGATTCTCATTAGGCATCACGCCGACCTCCTGGCCGGCCTCCATCTGTTGAATTTCTTTCCATTGTCTAGTTCTATCAACGTCAAGTTCATCAAACATCGACATTGTATCAGCCATACCAAGCATCTGTAAAACGACCTTACGGTCCTTTTCAGGGTCCATGATACCAGCTTGCATTAGATTCATTATCAACGACTCACGCCCCACACGTGACATACTATTACGTGTATGAGTCTGAACTCTTACGTTAAAATAATCTCCAGGATTTTGCCCCTCAAGCATAGCTCCTGTGTATGTGAGAGTTTCTAATTGATTGAACTCTCCTGTAATCTGGATAATACGTTCTTCGGTGGCGTACTGATTAAGCGTCCGAAGGGTGAGTTCTCCAGTTCTTTTAAGGGAGTGATCGAGCCAAAGCATCCCAGCACCATGAATGGAATCGTCGGCATCCTGCAACGCCATGATAGCACGACCTGATCGTACTCCTGGCTCACCCTGAGCTTGACTGACATTATGGAAACTCGCTGTATCTTGCATATCCCTGCGTACACCTTCCAATGCATTTAACATATACATGGGGATATTAGCAGGTTTAGTCTGTTCTGGTTTAAACGGATGACGATAATTGTATACTTCACCAGGAGCATTTGTAAAATCTTGTATACCACTCTGTGTAGGATTCAACCACTGGATCTTACCCATCTTATTTATACAATCCGTAATTACAGACTGTATCTTATTGTATCTAGCTTGGTTGGGTCTCACCTGTTCAGCAGAACAAGTACCCCAGAATGATCCTGGTTCGTATATCTCAAGGAAGTGTGCATAGGGTAACATACCATGATCATATGGTAAATCCTTAGGGGCAACCAGTATTTCCTCACCAGCGATTAAACAATATAAACCCTTGGGGAATCTTTTTGTACTTCGTACGAAAAGTTCATGAGTTACTACACCAGTCTTAGGCACCGGTTCATCTTCATTGAATACATATGGATGAAGGAGAATCTGTTGTTCGTTAGTTTCACCTAATTTATCTTTCCATTTATTACCGTGATCATTTACAATGGAATCTTTAGATCTTATCTGGGTTTCAATTATATAATCAGTATCTTCCAGTACAGATGCTAAGGGATCAACACATATATTAAAAGGTGGGATGGGCTCTGCGAAAACATTTCCAGTTTGTAGATCAAGCTCATCAGGCACAATGGCTATACCTGACATTTCCAGGTACTGGTTGAGTAAGCCTTCATCTATATCCCTGCTGGGGACTTTTATACTGTCTCCAGAGTCCGCATCCCACCCTATTTTAAGAAACGAAGAGGAACAAGTAGACTGCCAGAATAAAACACGCATCAATTTCTGAAGCATGTTCATTCTATGCCATTCGTGTGTTAATATAGATTTACTAATGTCCGCTATTTGTAGATCTTCTTCATCCGGAGTTGCAGGAACCATGTCCCAAACTGGATTAATTGATAAAAATCTAGAAACATTGTTCCTAACAATCGGGAGCATCAGATTAGAAATTAATCTAGATTGCCATGTTTGAGTTGGCAATTTATTATACGCATTTGTCTTAGGATTATAATCACAATTCTGGTGACCCTTAGTCCAAGCTAAGTTTAGAGCCCAAGACCGGTGTTTAGAACGCATATAATTGACGTGATCGGAGAAAGCTCCCGTTACAAAAGTTGTAACGGACCCCTTCTTACCCTTCTTCACGTCATATAGATGTGGATTATTCAATCGTTAACTCCGCCGGACATAGCCGGGTCTTCGTAGTCCTGCGGGTCCACCGACTGCGTCGGTGGACCGGGCATCATCAGACTCATCAATTGAGCAGACATATTTGCATGACCATCTACCAGACCGAACAGTTTCTCGGTTATCTTCATTAAATCCTGGTACCGATCTTCGTTCTGCTTAACCAGCATCGCGATTATTTCATTCGGGTCTGTCATCTTATAAACCAAAGATTGCTAAAATTTGCTTAATCAAATCTTCAAAAGGGGCAATTAAATTTTGGATAAATTCACACAGTGTCATCATCTTCTACTCCTACAAGTTTAAGGGGTTTCGTTTCTTCGGGTACAGCAGCAGCGGCTGCCATAAAAGCATACCTAAAATCATAAACATTTGATCCTATGTGACCAACAGAAACTCCGCAATCAGTCCAACATTTAAAACCTAATCTACGAGCCTTGCGACAAAAAACTACGTCTTCTCCTAAAGCCTCAGACCCTATATGAGCAGTACGCCCCATCTCTTGGGCATTATAGATTAGTCTTTTAACAGTCGCCCGGTCAAAGACGTCTCCATTTAAACTCCTTGTTTCAAATTCTTTCCATTCTTCTGGCCAAGTTTCTCTAGGATCTCGGTCCAAAGTAAACCAAATCGGTTTATCATCTGGCCCCTCTTTGAGCTTATCAAATACTTCTCGTTTAATAAGTGTAAATGCCATACCACAAGCATTGCATTCCTTTACTTCGCCCGTTTGTATCGCTTCTAAAACTTGCTTGTCACTTATGTCATCTTTTAAAAATGAAACTATCTTAAAAGGTTTACCACGGTTAGTACATAATGCAGAGACTATATCAAGGTCGTCATGTAACATTTTCGCCACATGGTTTACGTTGAAATCACACATGTCATCATCAATGAAAAGTAAGTGTGTGAAATCAGGTACTTTTATATAAGCTTCTCTGATACAAGCATTCCTAGATTGTGGTAGTAGGCTACACTCTGGTATAACCCAACCCGCCCATTGTCCTGTATTAGTTAAATCTAATAAACTATCTACCATCCATTTTGAGTACTGGAGTGTAGTTACCCCTATAACAATTTTCGGTTCCATTAGAATTGTGAACCTAGGAACTCATGTTCCCTAGCTCTCTCCTTTCGCTTTTTAATTTGTCTTGCAATAGAATCTTTACCACCCAACGTAGGGTGGATGGTCACGGGAAGTGATAGTCTATCATTCCATTTAGGTTGCTCCCTTGCAAGATATCGAATACAGTCCATTAAATGGTCGTCCTTCTTCATCGGCTCATCTATAGGTTCATTACTATCCTTCTTTACCCTGTTGGTTCTTACTCGATATCGTTTGATTTCCCAGATAAACTTTTCGCAGCTACGGAACACTCGCAGTCCGTGTTCAAGCCAATATCGTACATCTTCAATACCGGGTCTCTTAGTTTTATCAGCAGGTATACAAGCAATACCGTAGCGGTTATAGAGTTGGTCCAGGACACCCTCATCGCCAGTAATGAGACGACTACCACGCTTATCATCAATGATACGAGTGACAATGTGTTCAGCACGTTCAGTTTCTTCCCATACAAAATGGTCAAATTGTTCCGTGAGAGCTTTGTCAAGTTTGTATCCCTCTAATTCTTTAACAAGCATAGCCACTTCATAAAGCGGCATATTCTGTAGATAAGCTTCCCGGTAAATGTACGCTTCGCCTTCGGGTCCAACTGTGATCCAGAGAATTCCGAAAGTCCTGATGCCGGGGTCGAGGCCCACCCATCTCGGCCAATCATATGGTATTGGAAAGTCTTCGACAATGTGTTTGTCCTTAAAATCATATATAAGTCCGACAGAGCGGCGAGCGAGGCCCTTTAAACGCACCTCCTGTTCCTCCAGAGAAAGTTTAGCCTTTACTTTCTGGACAGTTGCGTGGTGCAAATGGGGGTTAATCTCTGTTTCTAAGCGAGTTATAAAGTAATCTGGATCGTCGCTCTCCGCTCTGTCTTGCCATTCTAATATCCAATCGTATGATTCCACCAACGTAGCCGACACGGTGAATGATCCACCAGTATCGAGAGTTCTCATCTCCAATTCTTCAATTGCCGTCTCGTCGATTTCTTCATCGATGACTATTAGATCGACTGCCGCTGCTTGAAATTTCTGCCTTGCGTCACCACCTTTCGCGGATTTAAATACTATAAGACTCCCATTTTTAAGTTCAATAAAAGATGGTAACCTATGCCCCGGTACATTGGGACCAAGAGTTTTCATTTGCCAGTCAGGTATCAGGTTGAGCAGGTGTTTATAAACTCCTTTAACCAAGGTGGTGTACTCAACGGATATAATCCAGATTTCATTTGGGACACTATTAACGGGTCGGTAGGGATGTTCTCCGGTGGCCCAATAGGAAACCTCAGCAGCATTTGCGAAGGATTTTCCGGATCGGTTCCCTCCGAATAACAATCTATATCTGGCTCGACTGGTATGGAAAGCTTTCTGATTCCAAGCATTTGTATCTCCCGGTTCATATGTGCGTATAGGGGCCTGCGAACGTCTGGTGAGTTCGTCGATACACTCTAGTACTTGGCTGTTAGTCTGCGTCATACAGATTTTCTAGGCTTACCGGGTTTCTTCTTAGGTTTAGGGTTAAGAGTTTTTTCGTGTTTGGCTATACGCTTCAAAGCTGCATCCTTACCTGCGGCTGTTGCATGTATAACCGGCCCCCAAAATTTAATATTTATTTGTCGTCCCTTAGTAGTATCAGTTTTTACTTTTCCCAATTCTTTTATAAACCTATTCGCATGTGCAACCACTTTTTTATCAGAGGCTATCTGTCTTTTAGCATTAGCCTTTACATGGTCAACTTTTTTCTTAGCCATTGTCACTCCTTCTAGTCTGCGTCATAGATATCTTTAAAAACTAAATCAGCGTGTTTCTGTGCCCAGGCTAGGAGTCCTATAAATGCAGCTTGTCCACAATTCCATTTAACATCTGAACATATCTGACCAGGAATCTTAGCCGGTGACTCATAGATCAGAACCGCAGTTTGAAACCGTTTGGCCAGTTCCTGCCAAAGTTCCTCCGTTGTCAGGTATGCTAAGTCGTCCTTGGGCGTCTTGGATGATTTCAACGAGTTCGGCATCGGTGGCGTCTCTGGCATTGAAGTGCTCCACCTTTTTAGGGATTATAGTTTTAATCAGATCAATATTACGCTTGTCGGCTTCTAATAGGAGTTTGGCTGCCGATAACTTTTCGGCGTCAGTGCTCTTGGTTGACTGGAGTACAGTACCAGACTGTTCAATTAAAGTTTCTCTCAGGTGTTGGGGAATCTCATATAGAGCATTCTCCTGCATTAATTTTCGTACAAGATTAAAATCGGCCACAGTCCTGTAAGACTGTTGGTCAGAGGTTACCTTAGAATCACGGGGTAGTATATTACTCATAGCCGTATTGTTCCGCAAGGATACGAATATTATGGTTGTTAGGCAACTCATCCCATGTAGGGATGGTAGCTCGCCGTGAACCATTCAATCGGGGGAGGTTAACAATATCCTCCACACGTATACGTGTGAGTTTTAAATCAGAAAGTTTTTTATTCCACTGGTACCAGTATTCCATAGACTTTTCTATGGGATCAAGATTAGTAGGGATATCGGTGAATTTCTCTATAAATGCTCTGTGTAATCTGTGGTGATTAGTGTTCCAGAAATCAATCCCAATGAGAGAATTTATAACTTTTATCGGGTGTCTAATTAAGTGTACTACACTTACATTCCAATCATTCAAAAGTGTCTCAGCGAATGGTGCTGCTATATGGCTGACTTCTCCACGGAGCTTCTGATGGAGCTCACTGAGATTATGCCAATCTCTGTATGGCGTAAATTGTACTTCATGCAGCAGTCTGAGGGCGTTTGCAACTGAAGTAGTCCCTGATCGACAACAACCTGTTATAATCATCGAGGTTTCACACAGTTACTAAGTTTGCCGACCGGTGACCAGGAGGGGGTAACGGAGGATGGTCACCGGTCGGCGGCGTCTATTTTAAAATCCTTAAAAATCCCTAATGGGACTCCTAAATGGTCAATGGTGACCGGTCGGTAGAAATAGCGTCGATTCCGATCCCCTGGTATATATACCCATGAGCACGTTCGGAGTCCCAAGGCATGGGTCGCCGCATGGTTAACGGACCACGCCGACCGGTCAATGGTTATCGGACCATAGGTTATCGGACCTACTGACCGGTCGCCGGTCGGCAACGTCCGATAACCATAGCGTATCGCATCCGAACATTATCATATCAATACTATATTATCGTGTTAATAGTAAAAAAAGCGCTTTTTATCTGTATAGACAGACTTTTAGCCTTTATGGATAATTTACAATTGTTAATTGCCAAGACCTCCAGGCAATCACTGTATATATATAGTATACACCATAAACACTAATTTGTCAAGTATATAATCTTTCGCCCAGCAATTAAAGCTAAATTGAATTGGGTCATATCACGCTACAGATATTATCGGACTATGATCATGGTCCGATAATAACGTACTTGATTGGCTTGAATCGAGGATGCGTCCGATAACTAACAAACTTATATGGACGTTGTGTGATATGACCCAGTTGATAGCGTGATATGACCCACAGGTCCGATAATAAATGGATATAGCCTTTGAATCGTCGATATTATCGGACGTGACCCTGTTTGATAATCGTACACTCTCAACGTCCGATAATATCGCGGTTTAAAGGTCTTTTAGGCTCGATTACATCGGTTGGCACGCCAAGTGCAAGGTGTATCTCGACGGAGCGAACAACCGGTTGAAACCGGCTTCGCTCGGCAGTCAAAAAAATTAAAGGGGCATGGCATGGCCATGCGTGGTGTGAATCCGAATCGGTGCCACGTATGATGTTACCATTAGCCACCCAAAGGCGGGCGGGTTGCAAGTGGCGATACGGCTAAGGCTAAGGCTGATACGCTACCAGACCAATAATGCCCGCTATTGTGGACAATCCGCCATTGTGGCGGTTTAAGATAGTTACCGGAGAATATATGCGATGAGCGACACGCTATGCGTGTCGGCATACTCACGACGGCCATTGAATCGCAGAGTATTCACGTCCGCAAGTGCGGCTGATAAGCACTTTACGGAATTGAAGAAAAGCGGTCAGTACCAAGCTATTTTAGTGGTGCGGAAATACCGCGTCAATGGCGAGCTGGTACAGGAATGCGTCCGAAGTTATCTGCACAAGCAGATACGGTGTATGCCGACCTACGGTAAAGGACGTGTAAAGGTACGATTGCATAATGCGATGGCTCGCCATCGCCTAGATAACTGACGGCCTACAATTAAGCTAGGTAAACGGTACGTAAGTGTCGATACGTGCAAGGCTCGCGTGCAAGGCATTCCGGGTAGTTGGCCGGTCCATGTCTGAGCGTTGACGGTGCAAGCTCTCCGTCTGTCGAGTAGCCGATCTAAGAGCAAGCTGTATCCGTACGATACCGGTACAACCCGGTCCTACGACGATACAACGCGGTGTGTGTCTCGTAATTGGGACGGTCCTAGTTTCTTACAATGGAGAAAACTATGACCACGACCACGACCGAGACGAAACCGGAAGTAACAAGCAAGCAAATCGCTGAAGCCGCTCAATTGGCATTATGCGAAATGTTCTTGTTACTTAAGAATCCCGAAGAATCCGCTGTATATGCTTGTCACCGACTCTGGAAAGAGAAACTCCAAGGAAAGTATGCCAGTTTTGGTGATTGGCTAAAGGGAATTGGCGATAGCATGGAAACCAATTTCAAGACGCTGTGTGATACCCCAGCGGATGTCCACTTGAAGCAGAAGTGGATTCTCACGCACCTAAACCCCAAACCAGGGCACTCCCCTACAATGGTCAAGGCAATCTCAGAGATTCTCCGTGACCATGAAAGACAAGGGGCTGGCCCAATGCTCAAGAGTTTCAAGGAAACCACAAGGGATATGTCCAGAGCACGTGTTCTGGATTTTTACAAGAATCTGGCCGACTAACCACAATCAGGGCCGTCCCCGTTACGAGACACACACCGCTTATATTTGGTTAGTAGGCTCGCTTACTTGCTTGCTCGCAGATTGGAGTAAGTTATGGAAAAATGTGTAGTGCTCATAGGCGACTTTTTTACAGGTATACAAACGATACACGGGCCTTTTGAAGATAGCGAACACGCTCAACAATGGGCCTGTTTGAATGCAGGCATACAGCTGTGGACAATTATAAAACTAACACCCCTAAGTTAACCCCCTAGGCGAGCAAGTAAGCGAGTCTACTAGCCAACCACTAGGGCTAACCCCGCAAGTAAGAGTGCTACGCTATAGTGCAGGGGTGGCGTACACCGCCCAACAACATTGGTCTATATGCAAGCTAGCTATGCAGGGGTATAGAAACTAGCAATCAGACGAGACCCACCTCGCAAGACACGGAAAGGCTATACCCTATAGACCTTATTTAATATCTGTAATCACAGGCTTGGTTGATTTAGGTTCGTCCTAGGGGGGTCAACATACCCCGATAATGACATCGACTATCTAAGTGTGGAATGTTGCCACGCACCATGATCTGTGGCATGGCGACCAAGCCTGTGATTATGGATATTACAAGGAGAAAAATATGGAACGAAAGTGTCCTAATTGTAGCAAAACTTACAATACAGTTCTCAACCCCAAACATCCAGACAAACTCGTCCAGCATGAGTTCCCAAACGCAACACCAATTCAACGGGAACAACTTGTAACGGGTCTTTGTTCCGATGAGTGTTGGGATGAATACCTAGGACCGGAGTACATGGAATGACAATAGACAAGATAACCAAGGGTGAATGGCAGGTGTGGTCCGATGATAGACCACGGCCGAAGTTATACGGCACAATCACAAAACACAACGGTAAATTCAAAGCAGAACCTAATGTATACGTAGCATGTGAAAATCCAACCAGAATCTGTGAGGATCTTATATCTAAAAATGCAGCAGCGGAGTATTGTGAAAGAATCTTTAAGGAGTACGGACGATGAGCACCGAAGTACAGAAACCGAAACCGTGGCCGACTTGTGACCTATGCCAAGACGAGCATGAAGCACAGTATGACGCACGTATCCCAAGGCTGGGTTGGGCGAATATGTGCCAAAAAATGTTCAATGCTCATAACTGCACACTAGGCACCGGTCACGGGCAAAAATTTATATTGCCCAAAGAACCAAGTCCACAGGAGGAACCAAGCGAGGAACAACTAGAAGAATGGGCAATGGACTCGGTCTGCGAAGCCACTGATGGCTGCATCGTTGAACATGACGGCACGTGTCCGCATGGTTGTAAGTCATGGTTTTTAGAATTGGGGCTGATCTAATGGACCCTCTTGAACAAATACAATTCACTCGTCTTTGTTGCACAGACAAACCGACCGGTCATGGCATCCGGTACAAGAGAACCGTTGACACATATTATTGTCAATGTTTTTGTTGTGGTAAAGAATCTTTAATTTCAAAAGAAATAGCCATAGATGCCCTTACTAGGATTTTAAAATTCACTGATAAGTTAATAGAATTTATACTTTAAAAGTTATCTGTAGATAACTACAAATCCATTCTAAGCCTCTGATACCTATATCCACCCACCCGACCGGTGAACGGCCAACACAGAGCACCGCTGCAATCCTCAGAGCCACTGAGGGGACACCTCTAACCGGTCAGCGGTCAAAAGAATGAAGGACCGAATGAACTCATTCTCAACTAGCATACTGTATTCTACTATTTCTTTCTCAATTACTCTTATCAATATAACTATAGTTCATTCATTCTTATCTTCTTTTAATATAAATATACAGTCTAAATTTAGCATAATCCCGCAACACTGGAATCCGGCAACCTATCACTGTATTTCTGTACCACAATCGCCCTGAATGTTCCATTATCAGACGGAACAAACCGCCACTTTGAAAACGACATTTAAAGCCACTCTGTACAAAAGTTTTTTTATTTTTCTCTTGCATACCTTCAACCAATATGGTACACTTATAGTAGAGAAGAAATCCGTATACGTTTACGGATATTTTAAAGTGACCCCGTAATTACGGGGGATAAGGATTTTATCATGACAGTTGTAGAAGCAGATGTAGGTGGACTGGTTCGCGGTGAATTTAAATCTAAAAGAATGCCCATTGATAAATTAATGGTAGATGCCGTAAACTACAGGGCGGTGGATTTAGATTCCCAAGAATTTAAAGATTTTGCATACGCAATCAAAACCCAGGGAGTACACGTACCCCCGCATTGTCGTAAACCTAAGGATGAAGAAGGGAACCTTATTCCAGGATTTCTATCTATTATAGATGGTGCTAACAGACTTAAAGCAGCCGAATTAGCAGGCTTCACTCATCTAACGGTGATGGTCGCCGATTGGCCTATGACGGACACCGAATGCTGGGCACTCCAAATGAGCCTCAATAAGCATCGGATCAAACCTAAGAAATCTGATGAAGTTAACTGTATCCGGCTTCTCATGGCCGACGACCCCAACATCGACCGGGAAGCACTCGCCAGAACTTTTGGCATCACAGTCCAGGAACTGAGCTCCATCGGTGGATTAAAGAATTTAATCCCCGAGGCTGAGAAGATGGTAGAGGCTGGTGACATTAAGATGTCCGCTGCCTATGAGCTGGCAAGATGCACAGAAAAGAAGTATCCCGGTCTACAAGCACAGCTCCTAGAGTATGCTAGGGATCTCCCCGTTGACCAGTTCGCGGAAAAGGCTCAAGAGTCAAAGAAAGCATTCCTTAAGGGTCATACCACAGTCAGTAAAGACCTGATGCCCACCTATCGTCCTCTCAAAGAAACCATCGCCAAGTGGGAGGAAGTCAACGACAAACTCGAAGCACTCGGCGAGGACTCAACCCAAACCGTCCCCGCATACGAAGCACTCCTGGAGCTTCGGGATTCCTTCGATTACATTCTAAGAATGGACCCGGAGTCCAGACTCCAGCGTGAGAAGAAGAAGAAAACAAAGACCACTGCCGCTGAGAAGACCACTAAGGCAAACAAGGAACGCGACGATGCACTCGCTGAATTGGCCAAATATAAGGAACTGGCCGCACAGAAGGGCATCGACATCCCGACTCTGTAGCATTAAGTCCTAGTGATGACTTTATAAAAGCACCCATAGTCCTGGGTATGACTAAAAAGTGCCCACTATTGGAGAAACACAATGACACAATTAGGACAACACCGGCGAGCGGCAATAGAAGCCGGTACCTATAATCCTACTTTTGAGGAGGAATTAAAAGATTTAATCAATAGACGCTCTATGGAAAATATTAGTAACACTCCAGATTTTATACTCGCCGGTTATTTAGATCAATGTTTACTTGCCTTTAACCTAGCTGTAAATACAAGAAAGAATTTCTATGACAACGAACAATGAATCTGAAATAGCACCATTTAATCCAAGCTCAGTTCTGAATGAGATGCGAGACAAACCTTGGCACACACCACTAAAGTATATTGGTTCAGAGATGCAAGACGAGGCCAAGAAAGATCTCTGCCAACTAAAATATTATTACTGTGATGAACAGTTGGAAAAATCCATCACTGTTATAGTCGCCGCTATGCGGTGGCACGCTATGTTGTTCCAGAATAGGGTAAAAGTTCAGGAAACCTATGACCGAGAGTCACCGATCTCCGCCAAAATCAAATCAATTCATCGGTCATGGCCCGAGAACGACTCCAGATACGGTGTCAGTTACCTATGTTATCTCCCTGATTATGGTAAGTGGTGTGTTTGGCACCCGAATACCGCCATACCACGGATGGCGTCCATTCCATTTATAATAATGAACACACCCATTGACCAACGAGAGGCACCATCTAACCTCCCGTTTACTACAGTCTTTACATTCGGTCACCAGACACTCGGTAAACACGACACGAATGTTACAAAATACACTCCATTTGAAGGTGACATCAACCCTAAGATGGCTCCTAAAGAAGAGGATATAGCAAAGGAAGTAAAGAAGTTCCTCGATGTAGCTGTGAAGGATAATGTATCAGAGCAGAGCTCTGATACAGAAACTGACCGGTAACCAGTCAACAATACATATAGGTCTGGTACCTATGGTGGCTTCCCGTTGTGAATAGTTCGCGGGTTGAATTCAGTCAGCGGTGAAATTCCGAAGAACGCATAATATTTATAAAAAGCTAGGTACCGCTGACCGGCCGGTATATACACGCCTAGCGGTAAAAGCCCGAAGTCGGTCCCCCGCTAATACGGATCAAATTCTAGGAGTAAAGGAAGTACCATGTTCATAACAGTAGGCGACGCTCGCCGTTGCCCTTATAAAATACAGGCCAAGCTCATCTACGCTGATCCCCCCAGAAACCTGGGTAAGAATGAGGGGTACGCAGACGATAAGATAACTGACATACAATATTTTCAATTTTCACTCGATTGGGTAAAAAATGCAGAAACCAAACTCGCCTACGACTCATACTTTGTCATATGCCTCTCCCCTCTTATCCGCCCCATATATGAGCGTCTCATGCAGCGTTACACGAGCCTCGACTTCGTTCAAGAAATTATATGGCACTATGACTTTGGTACTTACACCCGTAAAAGATTCGTACCCTCCCACGACAACATCTTAATCTATAAACAGGGGTCACCTGAGTTCCACTGGCAAGCCGTTGCTACTAGGTCACAGCGGCTTACGGCGGGTGACTCCAGAGCAGACCAGCGGGGTCGTTGCCCGGGCTCGGTCTGGTCGCTCCCCCGCGTCCCTGGAAATGATAAGTCTCGTCGCTACATCCAGGGGCGTGGGGTATCTTGTCAACCGTTGGAGCTCGCAACCAGACTCCTTTTAGCTCACACACAAAAGGAAGATATAGTATACGACCCGTTTATGGGTACCGGTACTATGGCAAAGGCGTGCCAATTAAATAATAGAAACTATTACGGACTTGAGGTCTGCCCCGAGTATACAAAGGCCGCAAGAGAACGACTAGAGAATGCAGGCTGGGATATTTTTAAGGAAGGCAAGTGAGAATAGCTAAACGACAGACATTCAAACCTAATGAGGGGCGATGCTCTGAATGCCAAAAGTACCACCCCTGGCTGAATGGTTTCCATTTTAAATCACTAGCGTTTTGGTTGTGTGACAAGTGCAAGGACAAACTGAAGGAGAAACTTGATGAAAGCTGTAGTAGTAACAACGGGTAACCATGGAGTATTTTTTGGGTATATCGATAGCGATAAACCACAAACAAAAGATGAAATAACATTAACCCAGTGTAGAAATTGTATTTATTGGCATAATTCCCTTCATGGATTTATGGGGTTGGCTTCTCAAGGACCAAATGAACAGTGTAAGATAGGGGGGGCGGTGTCTTCAGTCAAATTATTTAATGTCACAGCTATACTTGATGCCTCTGATGAAGCTGTAAAAGCATGGGAATCAGAGCCATGGAATTAACACCTAATCTATACAATGAAATAATGGCAGTAGGGGCATGTTCACAAAGTATAGGGAAGCCATTCGATGAATTTTCATACGTTGATTTACAATGGTTAGAGGATGTTCTCCCGAAGTTAGCTAAAAAATTAGTTCTTTCAAATTTCCCGGTGGATGCTCGATTGTCCTTATTTGCACTTAGCGGGTACGGGGGCGGGGACGGGCACGGGTAC